TTATAGGTGGATTTCTTGGACGATCGCTATCGGTGTCTCCGATAGGCATTCCTACGGTTCTTGCCCAGAATTTGATCCAACGTCTTTGCCCACTCATTGTTGCCTTTCCTCATAGTGCAGTCTCCATTGACAGTAAAAATCTGTCCAGCTGTTCCATAAAAATGCTACAACTCCGCCTGCAATAAAAGGCATATACCATGTTGTGGCAGCAAACCCCATTAACAAAAATCCTGTCATAATATCAGCATAAAACAAGACTATGATATAATCCCACCAACGTATCATGAAAACCTCATTATAAAGTATGTTGCTTTTTTATCATCTGCAAATATTACATATGTCAATTCGTCTATATCCCATTCGTCTCCTGCTGGCCCATAGCGTTTAAAAAGCCAATCTATAGCAGCTTGCCTGTCTTCAACTTTGACACCGATATTATCTAAATCAACAACAGTCATTATTCTGTGTTTATGCAGGGCACTGCAATGCTCATTTTACATTGACGAGCATAGTCGTCAGATGTAAATGCCATGATGTATGCTGGTGCAATCAGCATTAGAGTAACAATGAAAATAGTCAGTGTCAGTCCTTTAAACATTTTCTCAACTCCGATCCTTCAAAATTATCCATTTCCATAAACTTAGCAAGAACAGCATTGCCAGGGTCCAACCTAAATACTTCTTTTGCTAGCTGTTCAATCATATCATAGTCCATTTGTGTTTTAATATGTTTTCCCATGATGTTACTCCTATTTTTCAAACCCAAAGTGATGGAAAATTTTCTGTACTGATTTAGCTTGGAAGTAAGCATCAGCAAGTGCATTATGCAAGTCAGTTTGCATGTCTTTTCTTGGATCACGAGGCATACGTTTTGTAATAGTACGAGCATCCGATACCTGCCAAAACTGCCACGGAATAGGTTTGCCTACGCTGCGATACATATCTTCCAGCATGGTCATATCAAATCCGTAACCCTGTCCCCAAAGTTCGTCTATGCCTACACACCATTTGTTTAGCTGACGTAATGCTTCTTCTACAGTTACAGCACCTGTTTGATCAAACGCTTCTTCCATTACAGCAGGATCCTGTTTACTCCACCATTCAATAGTTGAATCACTGGTAGTGCGACCTAGACGATCTTGGTCGTCTATAAGAATTTTTAGATACAGTTCTGAATGCGGTTCGTCTTCTGAAAATGGATCAAATTTTACAGCACCTAAACTAAGAACAGTTGCAGTTGGAAACACATCAAGTGTTTCCAAATCTATCATACCATGAGTAGCCATTAATTACCTCTTTTGTTATATCTTATATTAGTATATAAACGTTTTCTAGTCAACTGATAAATCTTTTAAAATGATCATCGAGTGTCATATTTAGATCAACTTCAATTCCATCGTAGGTTTCGAACAGATTTTCTGTGTCAAAACTATATTCATAACGTTTCCAAAAGTTGTAGATATCAGGAGTTTTACTTGCCCAACCTGCTTCTCGAAGTTTATCATCATTTGCTTTACTCAGTCGACATGTTGGCATGTTACACGCTTGTTCTGGTGTAATCACTTGTGCAATCAGCATGTCACGAATTGTACTTGCTGGAACCATATGTTCAAAAATCCCGTTTCCTTCAAGGCCACGTTCAAAATAATGGGCACCGATGTTTTCTTTAATACAGTACTGATGGTAACGACGCAAAGAGTTATCAATATCATCGCGTATTAGACGATAAGTTTGTTCGTCGTTTTTGGTAGTACGATAAAGTTCAACGAGCCGTCTGAGATTTTCAGTAACATATGCGGCAGTTGTCGCATATGATTCTGTGCTACGTTTTGTACGTACATACACCGGTTGTGTAAAATTTTCCAATGCTTCTTTAAGCATAGGATAACTCCTTGTTTGGAAACAGTCCTGCAACTGGATTAGAAGCAACCTGCATTTTGGCGCCTTCACCGTGATAAGGCAAATTAATTTCGCCGCCGTTCATTAAATAAACCTCACGCAGGAAGTTTGCCATAGCACTTGGAGCACTCCAAGTTGCGCCAGGATTGATATGTTCCCATTGACGTTTGGCTTTGCTATGAACAATATAACTGCTATTAAATGATTTTTTAACAGTGTACAGTATATCTTCCATAAAATTGTCAGGCAGGTCTTGTCGAGTTTGGTCTAGTCGTGATAGTTCATACAGCCCAATAAACACGCCTTGGTCTACTTCTTCTTGAAGCGGATACACTGTAACAATAGACTTTAAGATATTATAAATCAGTTTCCCGCTGTTGTCTGCTTCGATTGCTTTTTCTGCATATTTAAAGTGACTAAAAAAGTAATCATTATCGCCGCGGAGATTAGGAGACTTGCGTGTACCTTTGTCTTCTAAATCAACTCCGATTTTATCAAATTGATCTTGCAGAGTACGAGCAATAACATCTTTTTGTGCTCGGCTGCCTAACTTATAACGAGTCAATCGGTTACGATGAATATCCTGTGGCTTAAGTTTTTTAGTACTCATATTACATTCCTCAAATGCATAACTAGGAAATTGAATATCGTCGGTTTCGATTACAATACACGGAACGTATTCGAATCCTAGTACTGCTGTTGCAATGGTACGATGTTGACCGTCAAATGTCATAATAGGAGAACGCTGATTTTCGATGTCAAAAACATCAGTACAAGCACTCACCGGCGAGCACAAGCGAGGATCATAACGCTTAATAATGCTAATAATATGTTTAATAATTACATCTCTTTGTACTTCATAATCGATCCACAAAAGATCAATTGGTAACATCATACTACCAATTGGAAAGCTATGTCCGTTAGCATCAACTCGTGCTCTTAGTGCGTTTAATTTTTCTTGATTAATTTCATGTTCTGCTGCAAGAGTAAGTTTAACTTCTGTTACTACATCAGAAAGTTTACGTGAAATTCTTTTAGCCATAATTACCTCTATTTTACTATAAAACTGCTCAGAGCACAATGCTCTTTGCTAATACAGTTATAATAACACGGGCTGTAGCCCGTGTCAACTTTTTAGTATTAAAAGTATATATTAATGACTATTAACAAATGGTGTTAGATTGGGTGGAATCCAATTTGAAGGTTTGAGAACTTTTCCATCTTCGCGTTTGCGAACTTTTCCTGTTTCAGGATCTATTTTTGCAAAATTGGTTTTCATTACTTCCTGCCAAGCAGCTTCGCCGTTGAATCCTCCTGCTCGTATAGCACCCATAGTTACAACTAAAATATCAATTAACGCATCCAGTTGTTCAACTCTGTCTCCGGAATCCAATGCTTCTTTGAGTTCTACGTTGTGTTCTTCATCAATGAGACTGATATACATTTTGTAATTTTCTTCGCTTGGCTCCTGATCACATGCTGTATGAAATCTGTCAATGTCTTTAAATGGATTAGTCATGCTTTCCTCTTTTTATAAGTTCAAGTTTAATTTGATCTATAAACAATAACATTTTTGTCGCTCTTGTCTATCATTTATTAAAAAATAGGCAGAATCTAATTTGCCTAATTTGCTTTTTAAGTCATGTGTTGACAAATTGGCTAGGATCAATGGTTGCTGCTTCTCCATCAGCATATTCTGCTCCTATCTGCACATCGTCAGGTTTGGTTTTACTCCAACCTAAAACTGATTCTGCTTCAACCATGCGAAGTTCTTTTTCACCTTCGCCTTCATCAATTTTAACACTTCTGGTCCAACGACCGTGTTCAACAAGAATCCAATCACCTACATCGTATGGTTCTGTGTTTTCAGGTCCTTTAGCATGTACACGACCCCAGCGTGGATAAATTCCACGTGTCTTACCGTCGTCGTCTGCTATAATAATTCCGCCTTTTGTGCGCTGTTCTCCGAAATACATATCTGAAACTATTACACGGTTTTTTACCGGTTTGAGTGTTCCTGTTATGGTATTTAAATTAATAGTCATTTATTGTCCTTGGGTTTGAAATTTCCGTTGCTATCTTCTATCCAGGTTTGTTTTTTTTGTGAAGTAGTACGTTTGTTACTTGTTGACGGTTTTTCTGGAACAGTTTCGTTATCCAGTTGTTCCATCTCTGCTATATCATCTGCTATAGGTTGTGTTTTTGATTGTTTAAGTACTACTTCGTCAGCAACTGGTTTATTTTTTTGGTAATAATCTTGAACAACTTCTTCGCGTTTGCGGATAATTTTTCCGCCTGGGCCAAGCTCGTCGCCGCGAGCATTAACTTTTGCATTGCCTACGGCAGGCACGTGTTCATTTCTTTTTATAAGCAAATCAAGGTCAACCTGCTTACCTTGCATCGTTCTGTAAATTTTACGACCTTTTGATTTTTGTACCATACTGGTTCTCCTATAATATACGTATATTTAGTCTCGCAAAAATTCACGCCAGTCTAAATTATACCTAATTGAATCGATGCGATGCACACCTATCAAATACAGCACATAACTTGCTACACTTGATCCACGTCCTACACCCCATACGATATTGTTCTCACGCATAAAGTCCACGAGATAGATCATGTAGCGTAGTAGATTTTCCATACCGCGTTCTTCAAACGCTTCAAGTTCTTCACAAACTCTCGTCCATTCTACTGTTTCTTGCATTTCGTAAGCATCAATAATGTTTAACTTGTGTATTAGGCGTGACATTATTTCTGCACCGATATCTAGGTTCTTGTATTCATCAGGCATAAACCATTCACTTTGGCATACACCGTCAAACGTCTTTTGATCTACATCTAGTGGAATATACTTTTGCAGTTTGTCAAAGCCTTGCGCTTCCATAGCGGCATTAAACTTGTCTACATCATCGTTTGCATCACACAACACCACATGGACTTTATCCGCATGACCTGAATAAATCATGTCTATTAGATCACGATTAGAAAAACGTGGAATACCTAAATCATCTGTTTTCATGAGCATTATCTAAAGTTTAACTGATATTGATCAAATTGTCAAGGTCGTTATCATCATTGTTTTGAGATTGTTTAAGTTGTTCACGAATCCTACGGTTTTCTTTTTCTAACTGAAGATCATCAAGCACCATAAGCATTTGCTGTTTAACTTGTTCATTGTTTGTAAGAAAATAATATCGATTTAATTTCATTATTTTTTGATCTAACTCGGTGTCAGTTAGTTCTGATAAATTTTCCATATTTGGATGCATTTTTTACACCTGTGAGAATTCACCAAGATATTGAAGATAAACATCTTGACCTTGATTAGTAGTCCAAGCTTTAACTACTGTTGCAGTAGTAGTTGAAAGATCAAGGTCAATGCTTGATCCTGTCCAAGGGCTTGTATTATCAGTGTATAAATTACTGGTTGCTCCGCTGGCGTATTCGCTGGCTAGTGTTACACTGTGAGTATTGCCGCCGTCGCTAGATAATTGTACAACAATTTCTGCATATTGATCAACCAAGGGCCAATCTTGCAACGTAAGAACAATATCAGTACTAACATTTTTGACCACATAATAATGACCGCCTTGAAAACTTAAAGGTCTGTTTTGGTCTGGTACAATTGATGAATTTGTTTCTTTTGTAGATTGTAAAAAATTGACAACACTTATAGTATTGTTATCGAAGTTATTATTTACTGAACTTTCACCTGTTAGTGGGGCTTTAAGAACTGCCTTTGCCTGTAAATCATCTATTTCTGATTTTGCATTTGCAGCATTTTGTTTTATTATACTAAAGTTGTCTCTAAATCCTTGAGAATCGTTGTCTTCTCCTGCAATTGGATATTGATCATCAATAGTTTCGCTTATGATATTACTTGGCATAATAATTTCCTTTTGTGTTCTTATTTATCGAAATCAAACGTTGTGTTTATAATTTCCAAACAGTATATACTGATCGTTTGGATTAGCTTCTGTTCCTTCTACGATGTATCTGTCTATTTCGTAATTTATGCGATTAAATGAAAAATCTGTAGTTGCAATAAAATTTTCTATGTTCTGTTTTATTGTTTCACTTGTTCCTGGTTTACAATAGCACAACGGAATAGCAGTTACATAGTTAATTTGCTCTATGTCTCCTTGTTGACTGGTACGCATCCACAATGGCAAAAATTCTCTTTCGTTTATACCAATGTTTTCAATTCTTGCACGCATATTGCTTATATTACTGATATATCTATATTGATCCTTGGTTTGACTAGCTAAATGAGCAGTGGTATCTGCGGTTATAACAGTGTTTTTAGGTCTGTACCTATCAACACTATTAGTCACAGTGCTGGTTAATCCAGCACTTCTAATAGTTACTGTTGTCTGGTTTCTTAGTACTATTCCTACTTGACCATCTTCGCCGACACGTATGTTTTCGCTGTCTTTTGTTACTATCACAAAACCGCCATTTGTTGTATTAATATTAACAGATTGTTCTCTACCTTGAACTACAAAACTGTCTCTAGTGACTGAATCTAGACTGCTATCGTCTTTGGTTTCTAGTTTTACTTGATTTATTTTTACAGCTTGCGGAGTTTTAATTTTTAATTTTGGCGAAATTGTGCCCGATTGTGGCTCTTGTGGATCTATTAAATCTACATATACAACTTCATAAACAGTTTCGTTTGATCCTGGTTGCTTTGCAACAGCAGTTTTAATTTCTCCAAAATTAAATCTTTTCTTTTTGTGATTTTTAACGGTTGCTGCTGCAAAATAATTTATTTCTTTTTGTTCTATGCCAGCATACACTAAAGATTTAAGATCTTTTTGAATACCAAAATTTCTATCATAAGGACGGTATATTAATTCTGGCGGAAATACTGTAAAGTTGTTTATTAAATTTTCAAAAACTGTGCGTTGTTCTTTTTTCAAAAATGGCCTCATATAAATATTAGTATAAACTCGTTGATCAATATCTCTCACAGTGAGTAGAAACTGTTTTGTAGAAGCACTATAACCAAAATTATCTCTTGCTAACGCAGTAAATGAGAATTTTCTATCAAAACTGGTCGCAGCATTATCAAATGTTGTAGTTTGATCTAGTACTTGCCAAAAAGTAGAATTATTGTCGGTGTCGGGCCTATTGTTATTACTGGCTATATGAGACTGAACACACTTATAAGATATATCTGCAAATTCTACAATATTTCCAACATTGTATTCGTATCCAGACACCCATTGATTGTAATTTCTGTCAATATATGCCAATCCTTGATTGTTCTGAAAACTGTAATTTTGCCAGTATTCTTCGTTATTAATATCAAAAAACTCGTCAAAGGGATAATCTTTAATGCATCTATAATAGTTATTGTCTACTCGCACAAGGTCATTTTTTTGGTAAATGCGATTGCTCCTGAAAATGCCTTTGTATAATACAGGATTTTGCGAAAATTGATTTACTTTACCAGTTATTTCACCATTTCTTTTTAATTCTAAACCGTTTGGTAGATTTCCTTTTATAATATCGTATTTAAGATTTGAGCCTACAAGTGTCGTGGTAGCTTGCAAATTAAGATAACTAACACGATTGGCTTTGATTTCTGGCAAAATCGAAGGTGTTTGCCAAGCGATTGTGCTGTCTACATTACCAAGAATATCAACAGTAAATGTTTTTATATTGTTAATAATTTCTGTATTTGAAACGTTTATTCTCTGTACTATATTTGTTTCTTTTGCTATGCTTAGTGCCAGTTGTTTGCCTGAAACAAAACTTCTTGATAACGAAGTATCCAAATACACTTGCCAAAATTCAGATTCTGACAACTCTGGATTGCCTTTGAACACATCAATTGCAGAGCTGTCTTCGGCATGAAATGGTCTTTCTATAAGACTTTTGTTTAATGTTTTTGCAGTTCTCGGTAATTCTAAATAAATTAAATCTTGAGAAACAATATTGATTTTACAATCTATAGAAGAGTACACAGTATCGTTTAATAATATTTGATCTATATAATTTTTAATTGCAGTTTCAAAATCTTGTACTTGATTTATTTCTGCCTCATCGAAATTAAACTGTATCACACCAGCTGTGTTGTTAGCTGATATTGTCCATGCTATATAAGGAACAACATTTTCGATACTGTATTGTTCGTTGTTGCTAAAAATCAATTTGGTTCTGTCTTCTGTGATATTACTAGGAAACCAATAATTTAAATCTTTATCATTTTCCAAACTTTCAAAGGCAACATATAAACTGGATTCACCAAAGGCGTGATCTTTGATTAATGTTAATGGTTTAGCTTTGTAAGTTGGAATTAATTCTCTATCTAAATTGAGTATATCAAACTCGGTGTTACTGCTGTCAACACTGACAACTTTATATAAATTATTTTCAATATTAATATTTTGTCCAACTAAAGATTGTAAATCATTAATATTATCTGCTAGTGTATTCGGCAGTTTAAAGATTTTTAAACTCTGTTTTCCACTTAATGTGTCTTCGAATACATTAGCTGAAATTTCTAAAGTTTCTACATCATTTTCACTGCGTAAAGCTTCGACGGTAAATCGATACTGTTTAGTTACAGCTGGTTGATAAGGTATTCTTCCAAATACTTCTCCTGTAGTAGTGTCAAGACTCATTCCTGGAGGCAATTCACTTATAGATCCGTCGTCATTAATATCTCTTAAAACATAAGATATACGACCAAGAAGACTGTTTGGGTCAAAAACTTCAAGGAAAAAAGTTTGAAAATTATCTGCTCTTTTAAGACCTAAATATCCCGGTGTTAACCAAATTGGTTTGCGTAAAAAAGTAACATCTGCTGTGAACAAGCCAGTGCCAGATTTCATAATATTGTTATCTGCTCTAAGAAAATCGTCACTGACCACGTAAATTTGAAAATCTCTTTTAACTTCCCCTACATCGTCTGCTACTGTCACTGTAAAATTAAAGTATCTGTTTATTTTTGTAGGAGTAATTATTGATCCATTATCTAAGATTCCAAAATCCAAAGGAGAGTTATCATATAAGTCAAGATCATAGCCTGGTTTATTACCAGCATCTAATGCTAAGATAGGATCAACTATGCCAGTTATTTTACCCGACGGTGTGAGTTCCAGTCCTCCTGGCAAACTACCATCGCCGTCGGCTATATAATAAAACAGATTATCACCGGCTGCTAAATCAGTATCAACTGCTTCTAAATCAAAATCTACTAAACTGTTGTCCAAGACAAAAAAAGCACGGTTTGAATTATCCGGTGGCACGGTTCCTGAATCATAATTAAATGGTTGCCATGTGCTTTCTGCTGCATTATAAATTTTAAAAACAAATCGCATTTGGTCTGTAAAACTTTGTAACCAAATTTGTTTATCAAACGGAGCAATTGGAGCAGTTTCGCTTATAGTATATTCAACTGGTAACCATAACGATTGATTACTATCAAATTGTCTTAGACGTAAATCTAGTCCATTGTTTAAATTATTAAGATTTAACCAAAAATCAACAATATTCGGATTCGGTACAGTAGAACTAACTACTACCTGTTGATCATTTCCAAAAACACTTTTGATTACACTATCATTTAACTTTATCCAACGGTCATTTTGCTTTAAGTAATATTGATTATCGATTAAATCAAATGCATAATCACCATTATTACCTTGTGTTCTGCTGGGTATTCCGTTATAAAGGTCTACGTCAGTTTGCAAAAAATTATTAGTACCGTTGGTAACAAACAAACCAAACTTGCTGTTTTTTGTATCAAGCCAAAATGATTCAAATTCTTGTGCACCAATATTTAAATTTCCAGGAGGAGTGACCCATTGAGGTAAATCTTCGCCTTGCACTGTAAGACTAAATGTTCTATCTGCAATAACGCCATTGTTGTTTGCTCTCAGTGTAAATTCAAAGTCAGTGACTCTTTTAACTTCAAATGGAACACCTACCAAAGAAAAATTTTGTATCCTAATTCCTGGCGGTAATTCTCCTGCAATTTTAGATACAACAGTATCAGCATTGGCTGATATAGGAAGAGCAATATCAACTGTTGTTCTTTCTTCTATCGTACCTAGATTGTATCCACTTTTTTCAGTCCAACTCATATGCTTTCCTTATGATACACTAGGTAAATTACCAAAATCTATTATATCTGGTTTGCTTTCTGTTATAGTTCCTAAATCAACATCAACTGAGTTTACAATAAAATCTACAATACTAGATCTTACGAATGTTATTGATCCAAAATCAAAACCTAAAATTTCTTCCAATTTGCTAATATCACTGTCGTTAATTTTAGACACATTAACTAATTCGTTTCCTTGTGCGTCCAATGACGCATCTAATTTAGGTGCAGTTTCTCTTGCTAATTGACTATCAACTATGACTTCAATATTTTCACCGTTGTTTCTACTGGTTATACTAACACTGGCGCCTTCGGTTCCAGTGAAAAATACCGGATTATTAAGACTTGAACTTTCCGTTACTATACCGTTAGTAAAAGATAATGAACTTGTAGGAGACCAAATATACACTGTATCTTCGTCAGGGCTGAGTTCGATACCCAATGAATTAGGATAAGCAGGATTTACTGCTAGTTTTCTAAATCTTAAATCTGCATCAACTGATTCTTTATAAAGACCTACTCCGGATTCTAGTCCTATATTTGTAACTGTAGTTAAACTGGTACGTAAATCAATTTCGTCAAAATTATTGTTGACTTTTATAAACGCTTCTCGTAAATCGTCTCCAGTACCGTCGTTAGCAATTAAGCCTACGTCAATTGATTCAATAGTCATGCCCTTCTCCGTTTATAATATTTATCACGGTGGAGGGTTTAACGAAAGCCAGCCAGTCCCGTCATAAATCTGTAATTGATCTGTGTCGTTATTTAATATAGTTTCACCAATTTGCGGAGTAGGTATAGCATCTCTTTCGGCAGTGGTAAATCTTGGCAAAATTAATCCTCGCCTTGCATTAAATCCTTGACCCCCGATGTGATACCAAACGTTGGCATTACCAGAGTAAATTTCAAGATTATAATCACTAGTAAATCTTAGGTCACCGTTTTGTGCATTAGAATCATCCCCAATGGTTGCAATATTTAAAAACCCCTGCGATATACTAATTCTATTAGTTTGGCTTCCTGGAGTTAATGTAATATCGGTGCTATTGCTTAAAACTGCACTGTTCACTTGAGGAGCAGTTATTGCCCCAGAAGAATCTAGTGTTCCAACATTAACACCTGCGTTACTGTCAAATCCTATTTCTCCTGTGGTACTGTTATAAGATATAGGGGAAGTAGTAGATAAATCAGTTAATTTAATAAAACCAGCTGTTTCTACTACCACAGGAACGTCGCCCTCTTCGACAAATCCTAAATCATTTACAAGTTCACTTACATTTTGCGGAACCGAAGGCCTGGTAAAAGTAAATGTACCAGTTAAATTGTTATAACTTAGATCGCCTTCACCGATTGATGTTGGACTAATTTCTACTGTTAAATCATTTAGAGAAATACCACTAGAAGGAGTAGTTGCTTGCCAACTGAATCCGTCATATTCGAGAATTTGTCCAGCAGTAGCAGAATCAGCAAATACATCAGGAATATCATTTAACTCGTTGATATTAACTATCTGAGGTTTATTAAAAATAAAAGCAGGATTTTGATCATCTTCTTCGGCCCAGTCACTTTGAACTTGTATACTGCTAAGCGGAGATCCGTTTACAGTATAATTTGTAGCATCAACTGTTCCACTTATTGCAACATTTGAATTAAAAGTTGCAGCGTTATTAATTGTAATTGTATCCGATTGTATCGATGTACTAGAAACAATTGAATTTGCTAATATATTGTTTGTGATATTTAAAGAGTCTGCATTTATTGTACCTGTAGAAGACAGTGCGGCAGCACTTATTGTACCAGATGCTGCTAAATCATTTAAATTTACAATATTAGAATTGTCAAGATCAAGATTATCTCCTTGCGGAAGCTCTTTTATAGTACTGTCTAATGCATCAACTATTAACGGAAAACGGTCTGCCATACTTGTAAATCCTATTCTTTAGTATATTTATCGTATTCGTTAAAGTGCTGCTATTCGTGCCTGAAAATCTGCAAAGTCTGTACTTGCTGCTACTTCTGTTTTAAGTGTCTCTAAACTCACATACCCTGGTATAGTGCCATTTACTCCGTCTACCAATAGTGTGCTGTCATCAGCAAATACACTACCTTGTAAATCACCTGTTGGACTGATATTTAATTCTATACTGTTACCGTTGCTAATAGTAAGTGTATTGCCTACTAACTCCAGTGTTTGTGAGTCAGTGTTTAACTCTCTTGTATACAATTCTAGAAAATTTTGATTAATTTTTTCATATGCTAATCTTAAAGGATCACCAGTACCGTCGTTAGGATTGTTTCCTATATTGATAACTCGCTGTGCCATTAAACTCTTCCTACTACTGTTTCCACTGTGCCTTTGCCAGTATCGTCTTTTGTTCCTACGGCTTTCCCTACAACTTGTCCTACACCCGGATTATTGTTTACTATGGCATAACCAGGAACTGCACTAGTAACCAGCATATCACCTTTGGCAACTTTTCCAATTACTTTACACGGTACTCTTCCTTGTAGTGCTATACCTGTTACATAATTGCCTTGCAATGCACTGTTCATTAAGTGAGCAGGATTTGTAGTAACTACACCTGCGACTCTAGTATCGCCTTTAACTGAGCATGCAGTTACTTCTTCATCACCGCCGAACACTAACACTGTACCAGGTTCATAATCTGCATCACCTAGATAATTTTCTGCTAAGTCAGCATACAATGCTTCCGTAGCTGTGCCATTAAATACACTTGCCCAGACAGTGTTATATCTGTTTGAGCTACTGCCTATACTCACTCCGTTGTTTGAGCCACTGTTGGCTGGACCTGTTATATTTCCAGTATGATTTATAGTAGAAACATTACTAATACTACCAGAAGCTGTCCAACTAACGGTGCCGCTGATATTGCCGCTGCTAAATGCTAATCCAGACAATCCTGAAAGACTGGTACTGCTACTACCTAAGCTTATGTTTGTACTTCCTATAGTGATTGTGCTGTTAGCCAATTCTGTGTTGCTTATACCGCCTGTAGCAATGCTTATTAAACCGTCAGTGGCTGTAAAATTGGCACTGTTAAAACTGGCTACACCAAGGTCTGCTTGTGTAATTCCAGTCGCGCTTGCTCTTGTACTTGCAGCATTGAGTGTTAATTTACTTTGTAATATTCCTGCACTAGAGTTAATATCATCGTTAACAATAACGCCAGTGTTAATTGCTGTTGTAAGTTCATTTGCTGCTGTTCGGAAAAACAGCACATCACCTATTACATTAGAATTTTCTGAATCTTGTGCAGTTCCTGTGAAAGACAATAAATTAGCACTTAAAGCACTGCCAGATCCTGTAATAGTTACATCGCCGATATCATTGAGATTGTCTGTTTTTGAATCAACATACCCTTTGGTAGCTGCATCATCAGCAGTTGTTGGCAATGCAAGATTGTTTATTTGAAATCCTCCAAGATTCATGTCATCTTGCATCGGAGTTTGATCAAAACCAGGACCGCCTAAACTCATAACACCTGGCCCAATAGGTACTACACCAGCTGTTATGCCATCTCTGTTAAATCCAAGTCTAGCATCTATGTAACCCTGAGTTGCAGTTTGTGTAGGAACAGCATCGCCCTTGGCATCTGTAAAAGTGTCATCATTGCTAAATTCATTAACGCGAACACCTCGTTTAAACCCAATACCATCAATATTGGTTAAAACCAATGCAGCATTGAACGTAACACTGCCTGTTCCTTGATCAACTGTAAAGAATCTACCTACACGGAAGAAACCGTCCTGGTCAGTGGTTACAGCAAATACTCTACCTTTGTTTCGTTCTTGTATTTGTGCTCTACTACGATTGCCTGTGCTATCAATTGCATCGTTAGTACTTACAGGTTCTGTAACAGGTTGACCATAAATTCTATCTGGATAATTTGCTTGATTAAATCCGCCAACACCGATGTCTAGCATGTCATGTCCTGTAGCACGACATGTACTTATGTTAATAGTGATACTAGCTTCTTCACCGGCAGCTAACCCTCCTTTGAGAGTAATACCTCTTTCGTTTGACAATGAATTTGCTAATCCTGATGCCGTTGTTGGAACATTTATATCAGTGCCTGATATGTCTGTTATGCCTATTACAGCAAATTGTATACTTGGATTTATTCCATCATCGAATATATATTCACTGTAAGCATCGATTGTGTGAGTTTTTCCGCCCCAAGAAACAATCAGTTCGCCATCTGCAATTCTATCTTGATTTATATCACCCAGAGTATTAATCGCAATAAATCTATCGCCTATGGTAGATCCAAGTGTCTTTGTAGGATCCGGAGTGCTGTTAGCAATAATGTCTGTAAATCCTGCTTGTACAGTAATGTTGGCATCATTTTCTGCTAACTCTATTGCAGTTTGTTCAGTTGTAAGATCTAAGTAACGAAAATTTTCGTCAAAAGTAATTACACTTTGATTATTTCCTACGATAAATCCGTCTGTGATCTGTTGTGTAAATGCAATACTTCTATAAGTAAATGCATCAGTGTCATCTGTAAATTCAATAGCAGTACTAGGTCTTGTTGGCAGTTCATTTACACCGTCAAATACAAAATTCTGTTTATGCCTAATTACCAACCTAGTGTTATGAAGCGTAGGTTCTTGTAGTCCATTTTCAGCTGTCCCTTCTAATCCTGTACCAAAGTTGAATCTCCATACTGTTCCGTCGACCACTGGTGTTGTTGCTTCTTCTAAAATAGTTCCAGTAACTGACAATTCCAATATTGCACCGTTATCATCAACATTGTCGACAGTAACAGTGGCATCATTTGCAGGTGTAGCGCCGCCTAATTGTGTTCCTGAAACAGTAAAAGATTCACCGATTACATAATCAGATCCGCTATCAAAAGATATTATTTTATATCCATCAGTGCGATTTTTAGCAATTATAAAACTTGCACCAGTGCCTATATTTCCATTGTAAGTGTAGATACTACTATTAATGTTGTAACTGTTGAGTGTAAGTCCTGTTAAACTGGCATTGGTTATTTCATATGGCTGATATAATCCACTGTCGTGTAAAATTTCAACTTCGCTTACATTATGCGGCAATTCAGTTAAATCATAAGCGTACATGAACAAACTGTTTTCAGAAGCACTTGCATCAATTAACTCTACTTCAGATGGAACGCCAATCAATGTAGTGCTATCATCACCAAACACTTGATCAGATGTGTTAAAGTTTCCTGTTACATCATACACAAATGCTTCGGTTCTATTATTAAGGAAAAATGCAATTTTTGCTTCAGCACCAGAAACTTCTTGACTGATAGTTTCATTGATATCAACCGATCCTGGAACACTGCTAGAAAAAGTTATTTTTGTGCTAGCATTGAACGTTTTTCCTGGAAATACCATATTAGAATTCAATGATACATCAGTTGCAACTTCATCTGGATCACTGCCTTCTGCTACTAGTCCATATACACCATAACTGTTATTACCACTGATACTGCGTATTTGCGAACCGTCGGCAGCTATATAACCTGTATGGCAGTAATAAGTAAACATACTAACAAGTTCACTTAATGCATTATTAATAGCCAAGCATCCAAACCCTAAATCATTGATTTGTGTAAAATCATTTGCAAGCATGCTTCGGTTGCCACCGCTTTGTATAAAAATATCCTGTCCTGAACCGCCTTGATAACCTAGACCACTTCCTCCAGCAGAAACAATGCCGCCGTCGATATAGTTATTAAATGTAGTACTGTCCACACCAACTGTTAATGCATCATCAATATATAATTCAAAGCTGGTCGAATCTATAACATTAATATAATAATTATTACCGTTTAGTTCGACCATACCATTTACACTATTGATTGTTATTAGTGTACCTGAATTAAATCCGTGGTCATCTGATGTGGTTACCACTGCCGGGTTATTTTTAGTAATATTAACAATGTTTCTTGATATTACACTATCTGGATTACTGCTTTCGTCTAATATTAATGTAGCTGTGCCATTATCTTGATCATAATCAGTAACTGCGTTAACTTGGTATCTGGCACCGTTTATAAAGAACGGAAACGGGGTAGGGGGTCTGCGAACAAACAAACCTTGGCCTGCAGGAGAACTGACTTCTAAAGTAAATCCGTTAACTACGTTATCAATAGTTGCAGGCATATTACCTGCATATCCATCAATAAACAATCCTCCTGCGAAATTTCTACGTGTTCCTTTTGATTGAGAAAAACTTGAACCTGTTTGACAGTATGGCGATCTTGTTAAAATCTGTCCTTCAGGGTCAAGAGTCATCATAAATCCGCCATGACGCTGAACTGTAATGTTTCTCACTATCACACCGTCGTTACAGAGAAATACATCCATTTCCTTATTTTCTAAAGGCGTACTTTCTGAATCAAGAGGATCAGTTAAATAATGATATCCATATTTGCCCTGTTTACCATTTACTGGATGTATAAAATCAAATCCTCCGCCGGTCGTTTGAACTTGAAAATCAATGTCTGCTGCGCCCCCGTCGCCTAACTGACTGTCATCAATGGTAATAATTTCATCCAACAAAAAGCCGTCGCCGCCGTTTTCCACTGTAATAGATGTAACTTCGCCGCCTGAAACAGTAACTTGAAATTCCGCTCCTGATCCTATTCCATTTGTAACAAATTGATTTACGGAATAAACACCATCAACTCTGTTTGGATCTGATGCTGTATTTTGGAAGTTATAAATTGCAGTTATATTACTTTGTGCTGCAACTAAACCATCAATAACAGTATCTCTATAAAAATAAGTTTTTGCCCATGGAGATTCACTGACGCCTGCTTTTGGTCTTACTACTACTCTTCTAAATTCGTCTCCTTTGATACTAACATTTTCTGGCAATTTAATTGGAAAATGTTCGTCATAGATTCCTGATTCAACTCTTACAGTAATTTGGTTGCTTTTTGTTATATTTCCAAATTCTAGTTCTTCGTTTGTCGAAAATTCTATTGGCTCTAAAAGTTGCACAGTTATACGATCAGTTGTTCCAGTAAAACTTCTTTCATAGTTGATAATTTCACCTTTGGCACCTGTTGTTCTACCAACTATAATTTTTCCAGGAATTAAATCAGGATTACTTTCTGCTCCTTGATCAACACTATCAAATCCGCCATTGGTTAGTTCAAATATATAATTATTACCTGTAACCAATGGGTCATCATTGTCGAGATCGCTGTCAATGTAACGCAACAGTTCGTCAAATCTATTATCATAAGCATCGATAACTGATGCACTTATAGTCCCGTCATTGGTAAGAATATCATTGACTTCGGTTTTTGCTCTTAATATTCCATCTCTTGTTTGAGTATACTGTGTTGTTTTTGCTTTTATGGCACTTGGATTACTATTGTATCTCAATCCGGCCCAGCGAGTAAGATAATTTGCTGTTAATCCTGATTGTACATCAAGTCTAATGCTATCAAGAATTAATCCAATATCACGCTGACATATTGCACTGTCGTATACAAAATCTGGATACTCTGAATTAATATAATCAGTGACAATAGTTTGTATAGTAGATGAATTATCAATTATTAACTGTGAAGCTGCTTCACTGGTTGCAACAGGAGAAACAACTCCTGCAACACTGTCTATTTCACTGTTGGATCTTCCTCTGCCAAAAGTCACTGTTTGTACGTAAGGACCTGGTTCAAAAGGTGTAGATTCTATAATTCTCTCTGCTTGACGCATAGCCGCAGAAATAGTTCTGTATGCATAGCTTTCTGAACGTCCTTCTTTACCTGCAGGAGTAAATGTCTGATCGTCATCACCAGATGTACTCACATATAAATTGGTTGTACTGCTATAGCCTTGTGTATCTACGTACAATTTACTTACTGCTAACAGATCATCTTCACCGTTAGGAGTGCCTGCTCCCTGCAAAGGTTCAGGATGATCAGCTAGAAACAGATCATCTAACATAGTACGATTATCTTTGGCGCCGCCGCGAGTTATTACTTCATTGACTCTTGGTAATTGATTTCCAGTTGCCAAGCCTACTGACGAGTCATATTCTAAAAATCCTGACATAGAATCGCCTGATTCATTGACATAATTATCGTCAGCAAAACCTTTGTTGATAATAATATTGTCACTGGTAATCGGAGATGCGTTTGAGTGTGTAGTGTTCCAGTCGCTAACCAATGTGTCGATGTCAGGACCGCTACTGGTATTTCTTAACACATTATCAATACTGTTGCTGTATGCAAATGCTGCTTCTGCATTCAAAGGATTTTTAACATTAGGATCTGGGTCTCTGTCAATATGAGGATCATTAATGATTACTTTAAGTTTACCACTTTCGTTGGGTGTTGCAGGATCTGGATCATCAAACTCAAAAAATACACTATTAGTTGTAGACGACGGATTTGATGTATTATTGTTGTTTTCGTTGCTGTCACTTACCAATTCATAAAAACTTATGCCTGTTGCGTCGCTTCTTACCAGAGGAACACTGGTTTCATTTCCGAGATAAGTATCAGGAACATCGTCAAGGCGAGTAAACCCAATTGTTCCACCAAGTCCAAACACTGCATAAAGTTCAGTAAAGTTTTCATTTACTTTTTTAAAACTTTCTCTAATGCTATCACCGGTGCCGTCGTTGCCCTCAACACCGATATCTACTTCTTGTCTTGCCATTGGGTTCTCCGTTATACTGCTGAGTTTGTAAGGTCTGGTAGTTTGTCTACATCAAAGTTTACACTAACGCCACAACCACAGCTTGATTGTGCATTAGGATTTCGAATTTCAAAATTTGATCCAACTAGGCTGTTTACATAGTCGACTTCTGTGCCAGCAAGGAACATAAGACTGTGTGATCCTATAACAAAATTAGCATTTGTATCTACATTTATTACATGATCGCCCGCGTTTAAATCATCAGCGTTTTGCACTGTGTCCCAATCGTATTCAAATCCTGCGCATCCTCCGCCTTTGAGATTTAGACTTATACCCCAAACATTGTTATTTTTACACAATGAAATAATTTGTTGCTTAGCTGCTGTAGTAAGTTGACATATATTCATATTTTGACCTTTCCTGTAGATATTTATCGTATATTTTTGTAATCTTAATGTAAATATACTTATGTTTTTAAAAGAATTTACAGATCAAACTAGATATCAAAGAACTAGCAAACTAGGAAATACACATTGGTATACAAGAAAACGTACATATTGCGTGTTTCGTTGCGACAATTGCAACACAGAATTTACAAGAGAACGTGGAAAAATAGATCCTAAAAGACTAAGTAATAATTATTTTCATGTTTGCAATAACTGCGATAATTATAGATTTGCTCAAAACCGTGGAGTCGAAAGAAGAAAGATTTGGAATATTACTGCTAGTAGTAATTTGCCAATAGGCAAGTTATAGAGTTTTCGTGATAAATTTTTTATCACGTCTGATTTCTAAATCTAAATTTTTAGATTTTGTTACAGTTTCTTTTGAAATATCAAGTATACTTTCTGCAATTTTTAGATGATCAAGAACTGTAGGATGATTATCGACCCAATTTGTTTTTGAAAAATATGTAGGACTAAATTCATAATTGCCACGAAATTTTTCTAACATATTATCATGCAGCATGAAATTTAAATTCGATTTAAAAAGACACATATGTATAACTTTTGCATCGAGATTATCCAGTGTATTTTTTGTTCCTATAATATAATTAGTCTGTCTGTCATATTCGTATCTGTCGTTGTATATATGTCTTATAGTTTTCCATAATGGAATGTTTTGATAATTATCCCATATACAACCGTCCATTCCCATCCACTGATTATGTCTGTTCAAGTAATTATATCGAGTGTATGCAGTCCATTGCACAATGATAATATTGTATTTTGATAATTTATTATTACGAAAATCCTTTAAAACATTATAATGAATGTAGTCGTTTCCGCAACCACTTCGTCCAAAATTATCAACTTCATAATCATTTGCTAATATATCTGCATAACTCGGATATTTATATTTTGTAAAACTGCATCCGTATGTAATAATTTTCATTTTAAGTTTAAATAATATATTATACAGTTTTGTTTTTTTGATTAGCTGCTCTATCTAATTTTTGATCATTGGCTAATCGACGTATTTTTTTATCCTGTTCTTTAATCTGCCTTTCCAACATTAAAAATTTTTCCTCTAATGCTTGAACATAAGCAGTGGTTGGAATATGTTTTTCGGAACCTTGTTCGTCCAGCATAGTAAAACTGTTTACGCCAGCGCCTTTTAAGCCACCGATTACACGATTAGGATTTTTTTCCCCTGTGGACTGAGATGTAGGACCTTTTCTACTGTACATTCGATTTAAATAATTCATACTATTATTTATAAATATAAAAACAATGGAGTAAGTCAAATGAAAATATTTTTAATAGCATTTTTAATCATGGCCGCTTCTCCATTATATGCCAATCCTGTTTTTGAAAAATATATCAACTGGTTAGTTACAAATTCAGATTTCGAATATAATGGTGAAGAACTACCAACTGTAAAACGAATACCCCGTGAACAGATGCAGGTATATGCTTACGGATCAGAGACTGTAGCAGAATCAGAAAAATCTGGTACAACACTTCCTGGAATATTAGCTCTTTACGACGATATAAATAATCAGTTTATATTACCTGAAGATTTAGATATCAATGACTATAAAAATCATCATATTATAGTACATGAACTTGTACATTATCTACAAAAGATAAACGGAGATTACAATACTCCTGAAGCTGAAGAATGTATTACTAGTCTCGAACCTATTGCATATGAGTTACAGTTAAAATGGATGGACGATGTCGATCATCCGGGGCAACAACCTAACAAACTGTTTTTGTTTATGCTGTCTCGTGCTTGTAAAGAACACTTTCATGGTGGCGGCTAATTCTTCAACAACCAGTGTGTATATCGCTTAGGTTCGAAATAAAAAGTTTCTTTAAGCGGATCACCTGGTCCTGTAATCACAGTGTGAACAACTGTTGCCGGTCTTAGGAATAAACGTTTTCCACTGTCCCAGCAAAAAGCACGAGGATTAAAGCATATACGCTTTTCAAGAACTTTAACTTTGCGTTCTCGTATCATCCAATCTGCAATTTCTACTGTGTCAGGATTATACATATCTCGGCCTATTTCCTTTATAACGTTCAGTCTTAACCACTGTTGCCAGTAGCCTGATTTATGTTCGTTAGCTTCTAACCAGCGTAGTTTAAAATCTGCATCTTTGTCATCAAACACATCTTTATATGTACTCAGATACCATTTCGTAACTGGTGAGATCTTTCCTTTTATCATTAGCATATTCCCATAGTTTAATACTTGCTAAGTTTTTCATTTTTGATTCTGCCATGATATCAAAATCGTCCCAAAAACTCAATGCCCAATCGTTGGCAACAGGGTTAGGATAATAGTCGCTGTGTGCTCTAAGCTTTTGCTTCTTATATCCTGCTTCAAGCAATTCTGCCATATCAGGCAAACTGTTGTGAGCAAAGTCTTTTGGTAAATGTTCATTGCGACTATATGAATAGTGCATAACAGGACGCACACCTCGCCATGAATCTATTACTCGACGAATTCTGTCGTCGTCGGGTTGGATGTATTCTCCTGTTCGTACCCAGTGGTGATGTATGTCCGGCACGAGTGCAACTTCTTTTTCAAGTTCAAGGGAAGCGTCAAGACCCCAGGAGTTTTCGTCGTTTTCGATTGTGATAGTGTTTCTCGCTTCCGGAGATAATTTTGACAGCACATTGCGAATGCCATCAGGACCTCG